TTGTTTCTTTAATGCGGTCTTTAAATATAAGAGCCATTTAAATTTCCTCTTAAGTAAGAGTGACAGTTATGCTTCCTGATGAAACCGATAAAATATCACCCACTGCAATATTTTTTGATGTTGTTAAAGCACTATGGCAGATCATTGTACCTGATGTACTTGCAGTATGGATGGAACAGTGTGTGACGTTGCCCCAGGCCGATCCTGTACATGCTGGAAATGTAACAGTCGCATTTGATGTAGCGGTATTTCCTGAGACAGTTCCAAATGTAATTGTCTGTCTTGCATAGCCATTTCCACTAATTTCATTGCCACCTGCATCTGTAGGGTCGGCTGTGTGTAAAGCTAGGTAGAGGGTTGTTGGTCTGGTAAGTGAACCACTATTGAATGTATACTGTAAAAGATGGGTTTCCCAATCATTACTGAGTGCGTCTGACATTTAATAACTCCTTATTCTAAGTTGAAGATTTGAGGCTGAATGACGAGTGTTATCAGACTCTCCATTAATTGAATTTATAATTCCTTGATAAGTTGCACCCCAAACAGCCATTCTCTCGTCTGCTTGAAGATAAGGTGATGCTTGCAACAAAGACCCATATAAATATGCATCTGGTGACATTTGCAAAAGCCAGTTTGAAGTGTTGGTATCACTAAGCGTTTCTATTTTTTGATAATATAAAAGTTCACCTGTGTAAGTAGAATCTGGTGAGGGGAAAACCTCAATAAGATCACCAACATGAGCATAAAATTGTGGCTTTCCTTTTGAATTATCTGCATCATCCCTAAATTTTGCAATTTCTTCAGGACTGGTTTGTTTTAATAATGTTGCACTTGCATCATTTAAATGAAACCGAATGCTTTGAAGCCAATCAGTAGGCGTTGCAGAATATTGCGTATCAATTTCCGCTGTGGCTTTATTATGCATTTTGTAATGCCTAATTTCTCTATTTAATTGTGTTTCTGCTAATTTAATAAAATCAGGGATTACAGCCGTTAAATCATCACGATTTAGCCAATCTGCAATGCTTAATTTTAAATTTGCAAAACTATCTAACGCCATTATAAGCCTCGAATAATTAATTTTTTGAAATCAGGATCTTTTAGTTTTTTCTTGCAGTATTCTAAAAATTCTGCACTTCCTAATCTAAGGCCAGTTTCCCTTGCCCATTTTTCTGCAAGCACCAAAGGTATTTCACCCACGTAACGCCATCTTGCAGATCCACTGTGTTTAGGTAAGTCACTTGTATGTAAAGCATGATTTCTTTGTAAAACAGGCTCAATATCTTGAGTTCTGTTTACATGAATTTTACCTTCATCCTCTACAATTTCAGTTTTAATTACCATCTACCCATGCCTCATTTTCTGGTGTATTAGGGTCATCAGCAACAAATCTACCATTTTTTCTGGCTCTTACTTTTTTGCTTGATTTCTTTTCAGTTATTTCACCCCATCCTTTATCGATAATCATATCAGCCTCTGCTTGAGTGACTTCGATCTCCTCGCCACTGATGGTAGCACGCCCATTAAAAAATGGGCGTACACCAGTAGTTATTTTGACTTTAACCAACATTAAGATGTTGTTAAGTCAGCTATGACTCCATGTGCTTTTTCAAACGCATAGAATCCAAACTCTGTAGAAATAAGCCTTCTCTCTGAGTGACCATTTCTAGCAAGTTCTTTTTGGGTTAAAGGTTGTAAGGTGCAAATATGCAAGTGATCAGGATCAAGAACAAAAACATCTCTTGCTCTTGAAAATCTGTCAGGCTCAACTGTTAGCGTTCCAAAATCAGACTCATAGATTGAGAAACCAGCTACAATTGCACGACTGCCAGCACTTGAGTTTGCATAATCGTATTGCTTTGATGCATTACCGCTAAATGCACTGATTTTTTGCTTGTTGAAAGATCCGCAAACAATCGCTCTTGGTTCAGCACCTTCATCCCAGCAACTAGCAACTACAGTGGAAAGCATTGCCTCTGTAAATGCCCTTTGATTGCCTGATGATGCATCAGTAGCACCAGCATTAGGTACACCACCTGATAAGGTTGGGTTACTGCCCCCAGTCCCTCTTGAAACATTAGAAGTCAACCACGCTGGCAGACCAGGAGTCACTCTAGCCCCTCCAGCATTTGCGCTACCAGCACTTCCAGCTTTATTAGCTGTGATTGAGGCTTCCATGTCACGCTTTAACTCTTTTGTTTTCATCGCAATTTGTTGCGCTAGAGTCTGAGCATTAGCTACCCCATTAACAGCCTCATTTGTTGTGCTGATTTCAATTTGCTTGTCTGCAATTTCTGTAAATGTACCTTTTCTAACAGGCAATGTTGCAGTATCGTTGCCAACAATGTCACCTTCAGCTACCTGATTGTTTGACACAGCACCAGCTAGTTCAATTTCTGGAAATTCCACAAATGTATTTTGTGCTTTTCTTTGCTGACACATAGAAAACACTGGTGTGTCAGTTGGAGAGATAGATTTTAGTATATCACTAATATCCTCTCTAATTGTGGTAACATCATATGTTTCCACTGTATTTGCATTCTGAGCCATAATATATCCTTTACTAACTCGTTGTTAACAGCCAGTTCGTTGCATCAGCAATTGAACCAGTTTTTTTCATTCGAGCCGTAGCATCATTAATTGCTTTTTGTTTCCCAGAGGTGCGGACTTGCTTTGCGCCTGGCTTTACTGTTAAGGGTCTAGCTTTTGATACTTTCTCTTCAATTTTACCTGAAGATTTTTGGTACTCTTGCCACTTTCTTGCATCGTTTAATACACGTATGGCACGACTATCAACTATCTGTGCTATTTCTTGTTCAGTAAAACCATAATTATGACCAGCCGTAACTAACTTCCCCCTTAATGGGGTTGCTGTTTCCTGCTTTTGAAATTCAGGAATATGCTTTGTCAACTCATCTGCCTGTTGCTGTAAATATAATTTCATAGCTTGTTCATTTTGCCTTTGCTGATCTGCTTGTAATTTTTGAGATTGTTCTGCCAATGCACGTTTTTTATCTTGTGCGTCTTGGTACTTAGCATTCTCAATTGACCATTTAATTGGATCAGTTTCAGCTAATGAAATATCAGGTTTCTGAACGTCAGTTTCTGCAAGTTGGCTCTGATATGTTTCCATTGCTTTTTTTAGTTGCTCTCGCTCTTGTTGTAATTCAGCGTGAAGTTGCTCTCCTTGTTTTTTTAAGTTTGCAACTTCCTGCATCCTTTTTTGGATATATGATTGCCCAGACGCTGATCGTTTGAGTTCGTCAAGTGTCCATTCCTCTTCTACACCATCAACTTTAACAGTGTATCTATCTGGAATGTCTTGCTGTACTTCGACTTCCTCTGGGGTATTCGTAGTATCCTCTTCTGTGACGTTTTCTTCTACGGCAACGTCAGCCGTTTCATCAGTAGCCTCAACTACTTCTTCAGCTACCTGATTTTCTTCTGTATTTGGTTCACCTAGCAACATAGCCGTAGCGTCTGCTAATGACCCAGTTTCAGGTTTAGGCTCGTTATTTTCCATGAGATGCTAATCCTTTTTGTTTACTATTTCTGCGTTCAAGCATTTCAAAGTCGGTTATTGCCGTTGCTAATTCATGCTCAATCGCGCTCAATGCTAAAACAATGGAATGCGCTCTTTCACGCACTTCTACATCGTTTTTTGCTGATGAAAGAAACGTATCAATTTGCGTTTCTCTCACTCGCCCCATAGCCTCAACAAACGCCTTATTATTTAAAAGGTCTTTTGCTTGTTGGGCTTTTATTCTCATATCATTTGTCATTGCACTTGCTCACCGCCAGGCTTTCTCAACCCAGCTTGCAGTCGTTTAATTTCATTTGTGTCGATTGTCGTTCCAGTTTTAGCTAGCAATTCAGCCCCCTTGATAATCATATCCTGATCCATTTGATCACGCTTTCTATCGTCATCCATTTGTGCTTTTTGTGCATCTAATTGCATCTTAGCCATATCTGTTTGCATCTTAGCTTGCGCTTTCATTTGCTCACCCTGCATCATCACAGTCGCAGGATCTTGAGGTCTTGGTTGCATTTGCGCTTGTTGTTGAGCCATAGCCATCATTTGTTGCTCCATTTCTGGAGTCATAGGATTAAAATATCTTTCAGTATTACGCATACCTACACCTGATAAGATATCTGAAAGTGTGTTTCTTATTTGTGTAAGTGTGACCAATCCATTCATTGCACCATATTGTTGATAAACAGCTTGCTGGATCTGTAAAATTTGCCCAAGTGTTGCCTGCTTTTCTTCTGACTTGCCTGTGCCTAAGCCTACATTAATCTGTAGATCCATTTCAGTATTCCATGTTCTAGGATTGATAGGCACAAATTGATTATTTAGGCGCATCATTTCTTCTTTGCGACTATTTTTAACAGCCAGTTGCAACATTTTTCTAAATAGTTGTGACAAACCACCTTCAGCTAAATTTCTAGCAATAATTTCTACTTGCTGTGTTGCGTTAGCTACTTGAAAATCGACAGCCGTTTTTGTAGTGGATTGC